CCCCCTTGTTGCTATAAGCGTTTATTGACTTATTCTTTGGAAGCTGCTTTCCAAGACTATAACTAGAGCCTGTATTGCCTTTAGAATCTTTAAACATATTTGCGGAAACTGTTGCTCCACCTATTTGTTTTACAGCTGTAACACTTCCAGAAGTGTAGTTTTGATTGCCTTGTGCAGAACCTTCAATGCTTCCGATACCAGCCCAATCCTTTTTAACGTGTAGTCCACCGTTACTGTATTTTTGTCTTTTCATTTTAATATCCAAAAGTTGAGTCTATTGGCTGAAAATGCTGCTCTCTTTGGAACTGTCTCATTTGATTGAGCGTGTCATTTATGCGCGGTCTAGACATAATTAAATACCTTAAAGCGTCATATGCGTGATCAGGCGCGTGGGTGTTGACATCTTCAGGGTTGGATTTATCCAGAGGAATACTTTGCAGCTCGCGTATCAGGTTCGGGCATGTATTAAATATTTGAATTCGTGGCCTACCGCTTTGCGTGATCTTCAAGTATTCGTGGATTTGAATTTTTCCTTGTATCCGGTTCTTGTCAGCTCTTCTAAGCTTGTGTCCGGCTCTCTGTAGTGTTTCGCCTACAGTTGGGCCTGTTGTTCCTGTACGGCTCCAACAAGCTGTATCTAGTACTCCAGCTACACTGAAAGGATCTTCTAGCTCCATGTTTGTCAACATATCAGCTAACTCAGTACCAAGAAGACCTTTGCGGTATAGCTCTCTGTATATAATCAATGTGCCATCGCTGGGATCAACTGTACCCCAAACACAAGCACTTTCTGACGCATAGCCGTAGTCGATTCCTTTTATACGTTCCCAATGCATCGGGATTTCAAAAGGTGTTATCACATGGTCAAGCGGATTAAACTCTGTAAATGCTGCGCCTTCTGCAACGTCCCAGTTACCTTCTAGTAGCTGTTGACGCTGTGTGGGCGGTAACGCCTGTAGCATTTTTTCATAGCGACCATCTGTAGCTAAGAAAGGATTGTCCTGTAGTCGTGCGGGTATAAACTTGCGCGTTAGGCCATCAGCACCCTCAAACGAGGTGTTAGCGGGCTGTGGATCAATGTAGCGCTTCTTTACCCACGTTGCACCAGCACCGCCGGGATTTGCTGTACAACGCATATATGGGACGATCTCAGAGTCGGTAGTACGCAATCGTGACGCTAAGTAGTTCCAGCTAAACTCTGTGGGTAGGTGTGTGATCTCATCGAACCCTATCCAGCTATATGCTTGGCCTTGATAGCGATATACGTCTGCATCTCGCTCAAGGAACCCAAACTCTATTTTTGCACCGCTGGGGAAGTTCCAAAGCTTTTCGACTTCCTTGTACTTACAGCCCGGAAAGGCTTTTGGGTATAGTTCGCGGCTTTTGTCTATCAGCTCTCGTAGTTCTGGCATAGAGCGTCTTATTATTAGACCCCTGTGAGCGGCTCTGTGAGCGTATCTAAGCGGGTCTACGAGCATAGCGTAGGACTTACCACCCCCTGCTGCACCACCGTACAGAACGTCTGTCTCGGCTGCTGCGAGGAAGTCTTCCTGTGGGCCTTCGTTAGCCTTGAAGATTATGTCTTCTTGGGCTTCTTGTGCTAAAGGCTCTGGGATGTTTTGGAGTTCTACGTCTTCTATTATCTTTCCTTCTATAGAAGACTCTTTGTTTTCTAGTTTGTTCAAAGTCTTTTTAGTTTTACTTATAGACTTTTTGTAGCTATCTATTTTGCTTTGGGCTGCTTTGAGTTTCTTTTCTTTGTCTTTGACTTGGCGCTTTGCAGCCATCTTTGCCTTAGTCTCAGAATGGTAATTATAACCACGACCTTTTGATCCTTTAGCCCTACCGGACTTTTTGCGCGGTGTGCCGTCAAGTTTTAGTATAAACTCTCCGTCATCGTCCTTTGCGTAGTTGTCGGGGTTTATGTCCCAATCGTTCATGTTCGTTTTTCTGCTATCTTTTTCAGGCCCATGTGCGATAGCTTACGGCCTGTTGTAGATTCTAACCACATACTTCCTTCACGCAGGGAGAGGGTCTTGTCTCTAATCATTGGAAGCACTTTATCTAAAGCATCTAATTCGTTTGTAACTGGGGTTAGAAGCTCTGTGTTGCTGTCATCTAGCTTGTAACCATACGGTATGGTGCTGCTAGACCTCCTCATAACTGCCTTCAATGACTGTCTCAGTCTTTGCGGGTAGTATAAACAAACCACCTGTCGTGTTTACTGTTACGTCTAGTCTGTCGGTCTTCCCTAAACCTACACGATCTAATATGGTTTGTGCTGCTTGTATACGGATGTTAGCTTGCGGTATAGGCTCTGCACTGTCCATGATGTCTACGAGCTTCATTGCGGCCTTTGGTGCAGACTGGGCTAAGATAGTTGTAGCTAAATCAAGAATCTCCGTCTTTAAAGCTTTAACAACCGATGGATAACTACTTTCAGCATAGCCAGCTAATTCTGCTGCTTTACGCGGATCACCCCCTACTTCAACTAGATGGTTGAGAAAAGCTTCCTGCTTGGTTGTTAATTCTTTCTTGCTCATAGTATATAGCGTTTAGTTATATTATATGTACATTATAGGACTAAAATGCAGGTTTGTCAAGTAGTTTCTGCAAATAAATGAAATAATACTTGACAGATTGTGATTCTAGTCCTATAATAGACATTAAGCCCACCGGGGTTATATATAGATATTATCATCATCCCTGTCTTCTTTATCTGTATCCCCGCTTTAAGCGTTCTGCTACAAGCGGTATAGATTGTGATTAGCCTTTGAAGACTTTAAAGCTGCGGCGCTATCAGGTTTACATCCGTTTCTCCTTCAAAATGTATATGAATGTATACATATAGGGGAGAGGGGGTATGGCCACCTGCCCGCCCCATCGTCCTACTTTTTATAATCTAAAAAATCTTGAAAGACTCCAAAGCCCTACCAGATCACAGCCAAAAAAACAATAGAAAACTAAAAAATCTTTGAAGTCTACAGAGTCACAGAAAAAGCTTGCATTCTGGTTTACTAATCTGTAGAGACTTTGAGACTTTTAAAGTCTAATAGCTAAAAGCTATAAAGTCTCTGAAATTTCAATAGTTTAGCTATATATAACAGCAACCACCCCAAAAATATCTAGATTCCCAATATAAAGCGTTTTAAGAGACTTTAAGCAATACCCGCTCTCTGCTATCTATAAAGCTTTTAAACGGCTGAGACCTCATTTCAGCTATCTAGTCACAATTATTTTTTTATATTCTATTGACTTCCGAGTTTACTTGGTGTATTCGCGCGCCCGTTCCTTTTATACAGGGTTTAAAATGTTATGTGACCGATTATTGGTTTCTGGTCATTTTAAAAACTGGATATTTTACTTGCAATTGAATATATTAGGCACGTTGAAAAAACAAATTAATTTTTATTTATATTTACTTATAAGGACTACAAATTATGACTACTTTACTTTTGAACGAAAAAACCATACCTACACTTGCTAAGGGCTGGGTTGCTGGCGTTAACAACAAAGGCAAAATGCAAGAAGCTTTGATTGAAGCTTTCGAAGCCGTAGTTATTCACAAAAATATTGAAGCTCGCAATCAACTGGTTAAGCTTTGGGAAGCTTTGGAGCATAACAAAAAAGCGTTAGCATCAATTAGGACGCAATTTAATACGCTCTCTAAGCGAGTTAAAAAAGCAAATGGCGAAGAAAATCCGTTAGCCCTTACAGTTAAGGATGGCGAATTAGTGGAAGTAACTCCGCGCAATAAAGGTGGTAATGGTGGCGGTGATGGTGAAGGTTCAGCGATGACTGATAATACTGCCCCGTCAAAATTTCAAATTGAGCTAGAATCGCACCTTGAAATATTGCGCGAAATGCTCGCAAAATCTAAGGATGTCGCTGCTACCAGCGCGCTAAAATTCGCAATAGCTAAGCTGGCCGCAAGCTTATAATTAAAGGATTATCATCAAGCCCATCTAGCATGGTGGGCTTTATTGGTAAGCTTTTAAACTAAAAAGGGTAATACTATGCAAAACGAAAATGATATTCGTGACGCGGGGATTGAAGCCGCGCAGAAATACCTTCGGCAAAAAGATTGGGAGCGAATGAACCACCAGCGTGATTTTAAGCGTTCAATTTTTGAAGGTTTAACTATGCTCGCGGTACTTGCGTTCGGTTTTATTGGTACATATGCCGTTCTATTCGGCAATTTATAACTACTTATGAGGAAAAAAATCATGAACATTAACAAATTAAACAGCGCTTTATTCGATATGTACGACATCAAAAGAGCTTTGAGTCAGGAAATCAAGCAACTACCAAAAGATAACGATGGCACTGAAATAAGCATCAGCGATTGCATAGATGACGTTATCGATTTTCTTGAAGGCTTAGAAATTAACGTGGAGGGCTAATATCCAAAGTAAAATAATTTCTGACTGATGAGGCCAGCTAGTTACTGGCCGAAACCCTACGCGGAACAAGTACGCGCACAAATAACTTGCAGGGATAACACGCGAAGCCCCGCGCGTGCCTGTAAGTTATAGGGTCTCAGAAAACTAAATGCTTATAACTAATTATAAGGAATCGAGACAATGAAACTATTATCTACAAGTGCAAGAAATACAAAGATTGCAAAAACTCAGAAAAAAGAAAAGGTACAAACGCGGGTAGCATCGCTATCACTACTACCAGACGATTCTATATGTCCTGCTAGTAAGGCCGCAGGTTGTCGCGCTGGGTGCTTAGAGTCGGCAGGTATGGGCGTGTTTAGAAATGTACAAGCCGGACGCAAAGCTAAAACAGACTACTATCATTTTGATACGGTGCGTTTTCTAGCGCAACTACGCGCAGAGCTATCTAACTTCGATAAACTTTGCAAGCGTACCGGATCGGTGGGCGTGGTGCGACTCAATACCATTAGCGATATCGCGTGGGAGAATCACCAAATCCCGCAAGATTTTCCAGATCTGACGTTTTACGACTATACAAAACGAGTAAAGAGATTGGGAAAAACGCCCGCAAACTACAAACTAATGTTTAGTTATAGCGGTGTGCCGTCCTATCGCAAGCAGGTAGAGCAAATGCCGGACGGCTACCCGATGGCTGTAGTGTTCCACAAGCGACTACCCACCCATTTTATGGGTCGGGAGGTTATTGACGGGGACAAAAGCGATCTGGATAACCTACGGTCAGGGCATGTGGTGGTCGGGTTACTGGCAAAAGGTAAGGCCAAAAAAGATACGAGCGGGTTCGTTGTTGATCCTGATGTGATTGCGGTGGGCGGGTAAGCTCAATAGTTATAACTACTTATAAGGAATCAAGACCATGACAAGTAAAAGAGAAAAGCTGGCGATAGCCATAGATAACCTACGCTCTGAGCTAGAAGATTTTCACGATGACCTACGCATTAAGTGGGCAAGCGGTGGCGATGTAGACGATGAGCTACAAGAGATGTGGAATGTTGAGGACGCTTGTTGTCTATTGGAGCGAGCCGCCACACTAATTAACCCAGAAGGGGAGCACGATCATGTTTGATTTATACTGCGCACACTGTGGCGAGCCGTGGGAGCACGATACACTGCACGATGTCGAGGGCATGGGCTATATGCAAGCAGCCAATGCATTTAAATTACAAGGCTGTCGCGTGTTTCAAATACTACGTCAGGGCATATACGGGACTGACAGCGTATGCAATGCCTCAAAGGTTGTCAGTGACAGCGAGCTGGCAGGTATACAGGCAGCCCATGAGTTGAGCGACTACCCAGAAGAATGGGATTACGACCTCGCTCGTACAATCTTTACAGGCAGGGGTGCTTCCTTCATCCTATGAAAGCGGGCTGACCCACCGTGCCGATTCGGGTCACAGAATTTTATAATTACTTATAACTAAAGGTGTATTATGAGCATATCAATTGATCTTGTGAGAGTGTATGACAGGGGTAAAACTGTGCCAATGTACCATGTACATGGAGTTAGTAAAGAAACGTGGCGCACCCATGAGCCAATAGAAAATAGCTATTACGTTAGCCAAGATGACTATAGCACTCCATTGTTCAGGTCGTATGAATCGGCAATGAAAGCATTACTAAAAATTGACTGGTAACAGTTATGACAAAATGTAAGTGTGGAAAAAAAGCAGATGTAAAAACTAAGGGGCAGTATCTTTGTGCAAATTGTTGGATAAAGTATGTGTTCCCACTCTTTAAAAATGAAATAAAAAAGGTATAGATATTATGAAAACTTTAATTGAAGCAGTAGAAAACTGGATAGACGAAAGAATTTTATTAGCCTCTGGAATGGGTGAATTAGAAGCAAGGTTTAACGACATGCAAGAGATACATATCCGTGACGCTAATAGAATTGCAGAGTTAGAGAGGCGTGTGATGGGTCTCGATGAAGACAATTCTTTCGATGGCGTGAACCACATAGATATATCTCAACGCTTAGAGTCATTAGAATCTACAGTAGAAGAAGTAGAATCTAGAGTAGACGAGGCTTATAGCATGGCTGAGTCTAATGACAGTCAGGGCGATGACCATGAGTATCGTATCTCTGAATTAGAACAAAGAGCTGATGAAGATATAGACTATGGAGATGTTATATCTGTAGTGAGAGATAGCTTAGAAGAATCCATTGTTGACGCGGTTCGCACTGAGATAGATGCGGTAGACTTTAAAGTAACGGTGGAGAGATAGCTATGTGGGCAATTGATTGGGATGAATCGGGGTGTACGCAGTACGCCTCAACACTAGAAGATGCACACAAGGTTGGGCAGGTATATAGCCCATACTACATCATAACTTATTTAGGAGAACCCAAAGATGATGGGATCAAAGAAGAACACAAGGCGGCTGGAGTTTAGGGGTACTCACCCCAAGCTAGTAACTGGCGAAAGCTATACGGCTTTTGAGTACGCACAGGCTTCTGGTCTGAGTTATAAAAAGTTACATTCTAAACTAACGCGATATACACATGTCAGTGATCGTATGCTAAAGAAGTATGTACCGCCTTCTCTTGCAGATAGGTTGGAGCATAGTCAAGAAGTTTTATCAGATAAATGGTTAAGGAGAAAATTGTAATGACAACTAGAGAAATAAGCGAGAACAAAATCTTACGCGAGTTAGTCGCGGTAGCACTTGAAGGAGTGCTAGACGATTTAAATAACTTAGAGTTGAGTGATCGTGGAGCCAGTGTTTTAAGTGGCGAGATGCGTCTTCTCAACAAGGCTCACAAGGCATTAACACTGGAGATTGAAAATGAAGATAGTTAAACAAGGCTGGACGTTAGTCCACACAGAAACTAAACAGGCTGTAGAAACCAAAGAGCTGACCCATACTCGTGACGGGGAGGCTTGGGTAATTGAAGGCGGAACACCTCCGCATAAGCCATCTAGTTCTGGTCGAGTGTGGGTTAGGTTATTAGATAACGCTGAGTGGAACAGAGAGTTCTTTCCGAATGTGTTTAACATGGAGTGGAAGTTCAATGATTAGGGCAGACAAAGTTGGTAGAGTTCTTAATTGTTCTATGTGTTTAAAAGATTATTACGATCATAGGTATAGTGAACAGTTGTGTTTGAGATGCTTTAAAGACTTAATAACCTTTAAAGATTTAGAAGATAACTTTGTACAACCACTAGAAGATATACCTGAAGATTGTAATAGGGAGTCATTAAGCTTGTAGAAGATTGTTAATGGCCTTGTAAGGCTATTGTAACAAGACGTTAAATGTTGTCAAGTGTTATCTGTTATAAGTGATTATAAAGATAGTGCTTGACAAAACTATTTTATTTATGTATGATGTTAACTCAATAACTGGAGAATCCAAATGAGTAGAGTATTACCGATGTTTACAAACAACACAGCAATCAATGTTATCCGTCAGCGCGGTTTTGGTGAGGCTGATTTTGATATAGCTACAGCACCTTTAATTTATTTAGATGCTTATGAAAGCTCTAAGTCTGTTATCTATCGTACAGATACAGCTCAAGAGCTTGGGGTGCATGGTCGTGGTTACAAGCCTGTAGCGCCAAAGAGTATGATCTCAGTGGCTCGTGATATTCTTGAGCGTTCTGATCTATCACTAGGAAACATACAGGAAACAATCCGCACATCTCACGATGGGGCTAGAGCCTTTGTTCAATACAAGCTGCCTGAACACACGTATCGAACTGTTGACGGTGATCATGCGGCTCTGAGCCTGTTAGCTATCACATCGTGTGATGGGACATGGCCGTTTATGTTTAGTGCCGCTGCTGTCCAACACGCTTGTACAAACTTACAGGTGTTCGTGGGCGGTGAGGTGGCAGTGTATAAAGCTAAACACACACGGTCTTTAGACATTGAACACGGTGGTCGCATGATTACTAAAGCCCTCCGCGTGTTTGAGAACGAGCGGGAGCTGTGGGATCAGTGGTCTAACACTGGGTGTACAGATGTGGAGGCTTTTAAATTATTTGTTAAAGCTATCAATGCTAAAGCTGTTGATAAGATACAGACTAATTGTTGGACGGTTGAGGATGTGTTTGATCGACTACCAAAGCGCAACAAGAATTTAGAATATATCTGGAACAAGTACAACACGGTTTACCGCAAGCGGTTGGGCGCTAACTACTGGGCGGCATACAATGCCCTGACTGATTGGTCAACCCATGCGGGTAGTAGTATGCAGAAGACTGTTAATAACATAGCGTCCATCCAACATGATCGTCAGGAGTTGATACGCAAAGCTGTGCGCTCCAACGAATACATGCGGAAGGTGGCGTAATGACTAGAGATTTCTTTGGCGCAAGCTTAACCATTGAGTTTAGAAATGGTGTAGGTGTAGACATAGAGTTTTCTAATTCACGCCCTGTTTGGATTAGCAGGGAAAATGACCCGACTACACTAGAGGTTGCAGAGTTTGAGGGGATTTTAATATCCCTTCCGTTCTCGCTGATCAGTTATGGTCGGTGCTATTTACCGGAGAATTAATATGAGTGAAGCAAATCATGGCGGCAAAGGCGACAGGTCGCGTGTTAAAAATAAAGAAGCTTATAGTAGTAACTTTGATAAGATATTTAGAACCCAACTAAAAGGAGTACTTGATGAACAAGAAGATAGAAGAAAAGATAAGCTTGATGAAGTCGGGCTGCTTAAAAATCTGGATAGGTTTAAAGATTCAGGTGGCGCTGGTACTTGATAGAGCGGCACAGCGTTTTAACCACAGGCTGACACTAGCTTCTCGTAATGTTTTAATATTTGCATCGGGCGTGGTGTTAACAGTGGTGGTTTATTCTTTAATGTAGAGGGTGCAGTTATGACTGAATCGTTTTTTCAACAGACTTTAAGTGGCAACCCCTGTACTCTAGCCATGTCTATAGCAAAGGCCGCAATAGATGTAACAGAAAGCGGTGTGGCTCTGAGTACCACCTGCGGTATTTACAACGTGAACGAAAAGGATGTCGTTCAATTCATAAT